AAGCATGAGTCTCTAATTTGAATATTGCTAGCTTGGTGAGTTTCTATATCTACTTCTCTAAATCCTCCCGAATCATTTCTTACATTAGCTACTTTAGCTCTTATTATTTTATCAGAAACATTAGGATTGTCAAAATTCCAGTCTTCATATGCACTATCAGCGTATGGATATTTGCCAATATCAAGGATTATTTCATCCCCTTTTTCTACTTTCATCCAGCGTTCAAGCTCATCTGGTACTCCTTCTAACTCCCAATCTGCATCTTTTACATCGGAAGCGTCGTCAAATTCGAATCTTAATTCATTTCCATCAGCATCGAGGCCAGCGTCAAAAGCATAAGTTTTTGCTTGAATGTAACCGTCTACGAGATTGGCAACGTATTTATCACCATCACTATCTTTTATTACTACTTCACTGGCAAAATCAAGATTACTACTGTATAACTCTTTTATTAAGTCTTTGTCTATAGTAGAAGGAGTAGTAAATCTTTGAGGAGCTTCTGGACCAGATGCTATATCAACTTCTTCAGCCCAATCATCTCTTTCTTCTCTAAGCCCGTATAGATTTCTGGACTTGGTTGCATCTACGGTATAAAATCCACCAAATCGTTCTTCAAAGTAGTCTGTTACCTTATAAGCAGATTTATTTCCATCTCTGTCATAATCTATCCGCTCTATGACTCCGTAAATGGGTCTATCAAGACTTTCTTGACCTACTCCACGAGCAGCATCATAGAAAATAGCTTCATCTCCTTCTTCAAGTTCTCTGATTGTAGTTTTGTCTTCCCGAGCTATTATCTGCTGTCGGTAATAGTCAAGATTTATTTCAGTTTCTAAATCAGTATAAAGAACTTTAACAGAATTATTTTCAGAATCTATTTCAGTTATAGTTGCTTCAAAAGTATTTGAGCCGTTATCATAAATAACATCAACGTCTTTAGCTAATTTTTCTGTGTCTTCTATCCGTTCTTTTCTATATTTATCTTTAACATCATACTCTTCTAATGGACGGAAATAATCAGAGTCTCCATCATCAAAACCAGAAGAATCAAAATCTGAGTCTAAATCCCAACCACCCATACGCTCTTCAACGTATTCTATCATCTCTTCGATGGGTGGCATTGAATCTGTATACGCAAACGGTGTGTCACGACTCCGCTCAGTACCAGAAACACCTTGGTCTACGTAAGCAGCGTAATCAAGTGGATTAGTAATGTGACCTTGAATTTCATCTCCCAAATCGAATTGATGATGGTCAAAAGAAGAGTGAAGATGTGGAGTAGTATACGGAGTCCGTCGCTGTAAAATTCTTTCTACAGCAGCTTCTTGGCCGACAGATAGAGCATCATCGAGGCCCTTCTCAGCCCCGTCGTGGACTCGCTCTTTAATTTTCTCTACCGTAATTTCGATAGAGTCCCAATCGACCTCGAATTCAATGTCACCCATATATATTAATTGTCAGGAGCAAACGTCTCGTCAATAACAGAAGAACCGGGCGCGACCGCGTGCGTGCTATGTCGTGTAACAGCGTCAAGCTCGTACCAGCTTCCCTCGTACTTTATCCGAGCGTCAGCCGGTGGAGCATCATCAACAGGGAAAAAGAACACAGGACGGTCACGGTGTCGCTGACCATCGCTGCTATTCATCGTAGTATTTCTATTCTGGTAAGACCTCGCAGCGAGGACAGTCCCGTCTCCATAGGCGCTCCATGCCATTTCAGACTGCCCGAAAGCGTCTTCCGACCCTGTATTTGACTCAACATAGACTGGAACTTCTCTTCCAAGTCTAGAAAGAGCCGTTGAAAGATTTCTAGTCATAGTTCTTCACGTTTTGTGTAGCTCCGTTGTCCACCAGTAGAAGTTCGAGCAGAACGAGATACCCTGGTGCCGCCACCACTGTTCAAAATTAGAATCTGTTTGGCCTTGGCGTAGTTCTCATACCACATCGTAATTTCGCCATCAGCCTGTGCTAGAAGCTCACTTTCTTCTATTGCTCCAACACTGATTGCTTTCGCGTCAAGAGCGCCTGTCTGAACCTTACTGAAAAGCATTGAGGCCCAGAAAAGCGCCTCTTCTTGATTGTCGTCGCCATACCAGTCAACATCTTCTGACTGGAGTGGGGCTTCAGAGAGTAAATGGCTCTTAGCCCGCTTTACGGCGACCGACAGGTCTTCGTCACTGACTACTGCTGGTTTGTACTGTGCAAAAGACCGAACTTCACTTACAAGTGTATCATCAGAAGTTGCCATAAATCGAGCTAAGAGTTGTTAGTTAATATTCAGTACCGCGTCTGGCTCGCAGTCCAGTCAACCTCGACGCCGCTGAATTCGACCATCGCAAGCGGGTTCGTGTTGGCAAGGCCGTAGTCCATCGTAGCCGAGCCGTTGATAATGTCGCCGGGGTGACTGACAGGACCGCCCTGAGGCTGCGTAAGCTGAAGCTCTCGCTCAGTATACATCTTGACCGGCTGGATGCCAGCATCGTACATCAGGAATTCGTCACCAGTCAGGTAGGGCGACTGCATAAGCTGGACACCGCCGGGAGTAGCGCCCTCCATGTCACGAATATTCGTGTTTCGGAGGCCCTCAGCCATCGGGATATGATAGTCAGCACCGTTGGTCAGTTCTTCCTTAATCTTGAACTTCCAATCCTTCGAAATGAGCGCAACCTTCTGGCCGCTGGTCCAGCCGTGGTGACGGAGGTGTTCGGCAGCAGCTTCGAAGTGCTGCATTGCCGTGTAACCATTACCACTCTCGTCGGGAACGTTAATGTCGTTGAACAGAGCCGTCGAGTCGGGAATCTGGTGCGAGTGCGAATCATCAAAGGTATACGCACCGTAGTCAGGAATCTCGAACCAGAGGTTACCGGAACCGTCATAGACGGAATCGAACATAACCTCGAAGGTGTCTTCCATCATCGTTTCGGTCGCACCTTCGACAACCTCGTTGACCTTATCCTGAACGCGCTCAGAAGAACTCTTCTCGATGAACTTCTGAGTCATACCGAGCGACTTACCGTACTCGGTCGTTCGGATAGTCAGTTCGTTGTAGTCAGGGAGGCTAGTGTCGTTCTGGAAGCCGGGGAATTCACCCTCAGCAAGCGGCTCGAACTGGTCAGGTCGATTCTCGTTGATTTCTTGGATGAACGTCTGCTGGTCCATCTCTTCAACGAAAATCTCAACGAAAGGAACCTCAGCCTCGTTATTAAAGTAATCAACAATCTGTTGAGCGTTCTCGACAATCTCAGTCAGAGGAACGTCGTCAGCCGTGTAAAGTTCGGGGTCACGTCGTGCCATAGTTATAGAATATAAGTCTTAGAATTCGCTAGTTTACGCCGCCGTCTCGTACTCGTGTTCAACATCAAGCAGGAACGTCGTCGCATCAACAGCAACGCCGACGTACTGGAGAATGTTGCCAGTAGTACCATCAGGCTTGCTCTGTGTAACGCCGCCACCGACAGCGAGGTAGACCGGCTCGTTGGGAGTCAGGTCGAGGTCGCCGTCAACGTCTTCAAGATAGACGCCAGTAAAGACATACGTACCCTCGTCACCGACAAGGGTATAATCATCTTCTCGAACCTGACGCCGAAGCTGACGCTGCTCGATATAAGCATCTTCAAAGCCACTGACGTTAACATCAGTCGGGTCTTGAACCTCTTCCATCAGAACACCCATAGCAGGCTGTGGGCTATCAGAATCAGCATCAGCCTGAACCATTTCAGTTTCGCCGTCGTTATTTTCAGTCAGACCAACAAGGTCGCCCTCGGAGGCCTTGACCGTAATCGTTTCACCATCGCGGTTAAGCGGATGATTCTTCGCCTTGGAAAATCGAATATCAGTCATTGTTAGTTAATAAAAATTTTAAATCTGGGCACCAGAGATGCTGTCAAATGCCTTTTCAACGTGTTCAGGGGTGCCACCTTCTCCGTGGGTTTCACCACGAGTACCGTGGTCATTGAATTCTTCAGTCTCCTCGTCTTCATCTTCCTCAAAGTCTTCCTCTTCAGACTCGTCAGAAATATCATCGAGGAGAGACTTCTTATCACTGTAAGAAAGAGCCTCAGCGGATTCCTTACTTAGAGAAGTCTTTTCAGCAACTTCGTCAGTCAGCTTGCTATCATGCTCTTCAAACTCTTCAACAGTATCAGTAACCTCTTCAAAGGTTTCCTGATTGACAGACTGAGCCTTAGAGAACTTCTGAATAAGCTCCCGAAGCTCGCCCGCCTCCATGTCGTCAAGGTCGTCGTATTCAATAGTCTTGAAAATCATATTTCTAATTAGAATTTTGTGGTGTCAAGGGTGAACACTGACCGCAATCTCTTCCCTCTTCATTAGCTGGCGACAACAAAAACGCCAACCTCAGAGGATTCATCTTCAGAATAGTCAGTCTTCAGACCGCCTTCATCATATCCAGCCGGGAAAGGAGTAGTCGAAAATTCACGCAACTTTCCATCAACTAGCTCTGTTTCGCCGTCGTCGTTAACTTCAGACTCGTACTGATTACCAAATCCAACAGAGCCGTCAGTTAACGTCGGAGGGTCGAACGTGAGCCGACTAATAATTTCATTATGAGTCTGAGAACCAGTATTGTACGCTCTAGCCATGAGCATTAACTTATTCGTACTATCGTTGAACCACACGTCTTTAACAAATCCAATCTGAGAAAGTGTCTGTTTAGTGTGGTCCATAATGTACGGCGGATTATTCGAGTAATCTTTCTCAGCTACATTCTGAAGGAAATCTTTAGTAATTCGAACACCATTTCGGTCTTCAGGTGGTCCAGGTTCCATTGCTTCGAAAACAGCATCGACCGAAACTAGGTTTCCATTGTCGTCATAATTCTCTCTGATTCCGTGTTCATTAAAATCTTGAACAATTTCTTTCCGCTTCGGTGAAATAGCCGAAGCAGCAAACGCTATTTTGGAATCATCGAGGGAGGCAGAATTCTCTTGCTCAGGCTTCGGGTCGCCTTCAGGAAGTGAATC